GATTGGTCATTGACAACTTTCTTTTTCTGGTATATAGTACGAAGTTAGTACTTTTAAGGGAGTCTAAATGATCTCAATAGATGCCGAAGTAGAAGCCTGTTTTAGGGATAATCCAGAATTATATAAAAGAAGTCCTGCTCAGATAGCAAAGTTCTTTATGATGCAAGGAGAGTTACGTTACTCAAACTTGAGTAATATCCAGAGAAATAGAGCTAATTTTTATAGAAGACAGCTTTCTTACCTGGATCCTGAGTTATGTGAGAGAGCCGATGAAGAGTTAGAAAAGGCTAGAGGATGACTAAAAAAGCTAAACTAGGTTTATTCACGTATGATGTAACATTTCAGAAAATGAGTGATGAAGATCATGGATCTACTGATCTGGCTGAGAAGAAGATTTGGATCAATACTAGATTCTCTAAAGAGATACAAGCTGAGACTCTGTTTCATGAGCTTTTACATGTGGCTTATGAGGATTGTTCCCTATTTAAGAACCCTTGTGAGAAAGAGGATGATACTGAAGAATACTCTATTAGGTATATATCACCTAAGATAGTGAATTATATAGATAGTAATGGTTGGGTCAAGGACTTTATTTTTGGAAACTAAAGTGTGTACGAAATGTAATTTAGAGAAATCCATAGTTGCTTTTCATATAAGAAAGAATTATAAACAAAATACTCAAAGTAGGTGTAAAGAATGTGTACGGAAATACAATAGAGATTGGAAGAAAAGCAATAAAGACAAAGTACAGGAAAATATTATTAAGTGGAATATCTTAAATAGAGATAAAAGAAATATGTATAACAGGACATGGAAGAAAGAAAATCCTTGTAAAGTTAATAATATAAATTCAAAAAGGAGGGCAACTAAAATAAACGCTACTCCCTTATGGTCTGAGTTAGATAAGATTTCTCTACTGTATAAGAAAGCTAAAGATTTAGAAAAAATAACTGGAATTAAGTATCACGTAGATCATATAATTCCTCTAAATAATAAATCTGTATGTGGATTACATGTATGGGAAAATTTACAACTACTTAGTGAAAAAGATAACACTAAAAAAGGAAATATTTTTGAATGAAAATAATAGAGAAAGTGGGTTACATGTCAAGTGCTCTTCTTGTAGCCTGTGGTATACCGGAACTTTATCTGGGTATCGAGTCAGGTGCGGTTGGTGCGAGTTACTGGCTTTTAATACTATGGTTCGCAGGAGAGATTCTGGGACTAATGTATGCAGCGAGCTTGGGGAAGATCCCGTTATTGCTAAATTATGGATTGAATACGATAATTGTGGGAGCAATATTAATGATTAAACTAGGATATTTATAATGGATAAACAACAAGATGAAGACAAAGATGCGAAAGCATCAACTACTGAGCAGCAACTTATAAAGGCTCTCGTAAGAGATCTAGTAGATGTAGCTATTCTTACACAGGAAATCACTGAGTTAGGGCAGTTTAACTATAATGACTTTGATAAGGTGCATTTATTAAACACTATGTGTGAAGAGATATTATCCCGGTTTACGCAGAAAGTGTCGAAAAGTGACACTAAGTTAAAATATTTTAACCAGATACTGTACAAAAAAGACAGTTAGTGGAGAGAAATGAAAAATAAGAAAGTAACACAACTTACACCTAAGCAATTAGAAGGTGCTAAAGAGATGTATCTTAGCTATCACTCTGTAACAGAGATTGCTTCTAAGTACAGCCTAGCCCGTACCTCTGTAAGTTACCATGCCAATAAGTACTGGAAAGTAGATAGAGAGCTTGCTAAAGCAGAGTTATTTCAGCACTTTACCTCGACAAAAAAAGCTCACTTTACCAGAATGTCTGAGAACGCTATGAAGATCATAGATAAATCCCTGGCAAATATGGCGTCTAAAGCAGAAGGGGCAACACCTGCTGAATTAGGTAAGATCGCTCAAGTATTAGAATCCTTAGACAAGATTACCCGGCTAGATGATGGTAGACCTACTGAAATTACTGAAGAAAAACCTTTTGCTATAGACGTATTGCATGAGAAAATAAGATTAGATCCTTTTGCAGACGTGCCAGAGATAGAATTTAAAGAGGTAAAAGAAGATGAAAAAGACATTTAGAGGACTACTCCTATTAACGATACTGCTAACCTCAGTAAACTGTTTAGCTTTAACTACTACATCCTCTATATTAGACGAAGTTAATTATGATTCTATAGATAATGTTATAGATGATCTTAGATCTGCTCATATAAGTAAACCTATAGAAGAGGTTTTAACTATAGAATTAGATTCTCCTGGAGGATCAGTATTTGCAGGATTCAAACTAATGAACTATATTAGAGCCTTACAGAAAAGTGGAAGAAAGATAGATGGTATAGTAACCGGAATATGTGCCTCTATGTGTTTCGCTATACTTCGTATTAGAAGAACTTGAAAGACACGTCCAGAAGATAGAGTCTAAGCGTCTTGGAGTGTCTGCAGAAGTATATCGTTTGATGGTTATAGCTAATATATGGTGGATGAGCGATAAAGCGTTAGAATTTAATGCTATAGATGAGATAGTTGTAGAAAATGTGTAACCAAAAGTATATAAAAATAGTTTCAGGAAAGTGTTATGTCTAACGTACTAGTTTCCGTACAGGAACAAGAATATTTACAAATTATAGAAGATCTTAACAAAGCCCGTGGAGATGGTCTTAAGGTAGGTCTAAAAACAAGACTCCATGATGGTCAAATTGAGGTACTGGCACCCCTATATGATAAGAAATGTAGCATAGATACACTGTTCTTACCCTGTGCCAGGAAGTTTGGAAAGTCTGAGCTAGCTGCTTATGTTCTATGGAGACATGCCTTATTTAACCCTGGAAGTGCTTGTTATTACATTGGACCAGAAGCAGCGCATGCTAGGAAGATTATGTGGGATCTTCAACGTTTTCAGAAGTTTATGGGACCTGAGACCAGAAAGTATATATCTTCTACTAAGAACCAGGAAATGAAGCTTGGGCTTGTTAATGGGTCTTTTATCCAAATAATGGGATCAGATAACTGGGCAGCCGGAAATGGACTAACTCCTAGTATCGTGGTTTATGATGAGATGAAAGTATTCCACCCTCAGTGGCATGTCGAGTTCTCACCTAATAGGGCAGCAAAAGCGGCTCCTCTTATAGTTATTGGAACCCTACCTAAAGTAGGTGATAAGAATATGGACCAATATAACTCATTGTTAGAATATGCTCAGAAGGATCCGCGATCTCGCGTTTTCTTTAAAACTACTTGGGATAACCCAATTAATCACCTTCCTTCTAATAAGTCCTTTATTGAAGCCGAAATAGCCCGTCTAAGGCTTCGTGGAGATGAAGACATAGTGCAACGGGAGTATTACTCTAAAATCGTATTAGGAGGCAAATCCGCCATCTTTCCGATGCTGTCAGAAAAGCATGTTAAGCCCCACCATGAAGTATATGAAGAGGTTAAACGTGATTTAAAGAAGTTAGAGTGGTACGTAGTAGCCGACCCAGGGAATACAACTTGTTTCGCAGTACTGTTTGCAGCACTCAATCCCTGGACCAAGAAGTTATACCTCTTAAATGAGATGTATGTGACAGATCAGATGAAAACTACCACAAGGTCCGTATGTAATAGAATATGTAAGGAATCTTTACTTCTTTACCCTGAAGGTAATGTTAAGGACGATTGGTTTAAAGTAGCTGACGAAGCTGCTGCGTGGTTTATTACAGAAGCAATGGCTGAGCATGAGATATATTTTAGTCCCACAGATAAAAGACATGGAGATAAAGAAGAGGGATTAGGTGTTATTAAAGATCAATTACTACATAACACTATTGTAATATCAGATAAGTGTAAACATCTATACAAAGAGATGCAACACTATGCTAAGGACCAGAAAGGTAACATACCTAAGAAAAATGATCATTTAATAGATTGTTTTAGGTATTTGAACCAAGCGTGTAATTATGACTCTCATACTACAGTCCAGTATGTAAAGAATATAGATCCTATTGTAGACGGGAGATTTCGCCATATGCACGATAGACAAGAAGAAGGTATTAATTGGGAAGATGATATTGAAAGTGATTATTGGGAGTAAGACCTAGAACATGACCTAAGAGACCCTTAGGATTAGCGCGCCTTATAGGCGCATAAAATTGAAAAGAGTGTATTAATTTATTGAGGTCTAATTAGGTCTTATTATAGAGGAGAATGGCTATATGTCAATACTTATATGGATAAAAAATAAACTAATTGCGATTTATTTATGGTTACTGAACAAATACTTATACTTACATGATGTATTTTTCACTATGGTTGATAACTATCAATTAGCTGTTTGGGCGCGACTTGAGAATCACTTAAGGTTAATGACTTCTCAACAAACTTTAGAAGAGCTTGCTAAAGAACATGAGCACATAACTCTTGAAGATTATGATGATTTTGAAGATGTCTTGTAAAGTTAGTACGGGTATGGTACTATTAATAACGATAAGTTTTTAGAGTGAATAACATGTCGTAATAGGGAGATAACTATATGATTTCACATGATTTAGCTACATTAGTCTTAGTATTATCAATTTTAGGCTTTACATTTGGACTAATTGGTACTATATTAGGTCTACTCTCTTATGTCCGTGTATTGGCATTTGAGAAGAGTACACATAGTATTACTTATCAGCCTGTCGACGAAGAAATCGATAAGCACAACGAAAAGATTCTAAAAAACAATAAATGGGCAACAACTGAAGCCGAGCTGGTTAAGCAACAAAAATCGTATAAAGAGCAGTTAGAGAGTGATCTCCCCGAATTTGTAGAATCCGACGAAGATAAAGCAATACATAGCTTTTAGGAGCATAAATGTCAGATAGTCTATTCGACTCTTTTGATTCTATTGATGTAGATCCGGAATTGAAAGAAAAACCTTTTTTTAAGATTATCAAGAAAAAAGATGGTGAACTTCTCGACTGGCTAAATTCAGCTTCTGAAGCATTAATCAATCAATCACAAAATCGCACATCCATACAAAGAGCCAATCTTCACATGTATAGAGGGATAGATCCTAATATAACTAGAGAGATGGGTGTAGATCGCGACCGCTCAATAAGAAGACTTAATAAAGTTCAAAAGTTTATAGTAAACCATTTATTTGATCTTACTGAGACCAAAGTATCTCAGATGACTAGATTAAAACCAGCCGTAGAAGTTCTGCCTACAAATGATGAGTATGCGGATCGTATATCAGCTAAAGTAGTTGGACAGTTAATTAAGCACATCTGGTACAACAATAATATGGATGATATGATTACTAAGATGCATAGAGAATGTCGCATTTTTGGGGAATCCTATACATTTGTATTATGGAATGATGATCTAGGTGATTTAGATCCTGCATATGTACAGGCTAGGGATGCAGGAATAAAAGAAGTTAAACTCCCTAATGGACAGACCCTTAAGCTAGACAAACCCATTAAAACAGGAGATGTCTGTTTTGAACCAGAACTTCCCTGGAGAGTACTACTCCAAAGAAAAATGAGATATGACGAGGTAGAGTATTTATTTAGAGTTAAAGTTAGACCTACTGAAGAACTTAAAGAAGATTACCCTAAATTTAAAAATGAAATACAGTCCACAGATGGAGTAAGTACTTTTGACATGGATAATTTAGATAGTAGATTCTTGGAAGAACATACATTAGTATTTGAAATGTACCACAAGCCTACTAAATATGTACCTAAAGGGCGGTTTATAAAATTTACTAAAGACGCTATACTAGAAAATATAGATTATCCTTTTAATCATGAAGAACTTCCTATTATTAGACTTACTGATATGGATGTACCTGATGTTCTAAATGGCGTATCTCGATATGAGATGATATCCCCTCTACAGAATATGTATAACAACATGTCAACTTTGATAAGTAAAAACATATATCTTATGGCTCATCAGAAGTGGATGATGCCTCGTGGAGCATGTAAAATTGATCAATTAGGTAATGATAATACTATATTACAATACCAAGGTCCTGTTGCCCCACAGATGGTACAGATGCAACCTAATGCACCAGAAGTATATAATTTTAGACAAAATATAAAAGAAGAGATGCAGGTAATTTATGGATCTCATGGTATATCTCGTGGAGAGGTTCCTAAAGGAATCACAGCAGCATCTGCTCTCCAGTTTCTAAACGAATTAGAAAATGAAAGAGCCACTAGTGATATATCTAAACATGGATTTTTAGTTAAAGACTTAGCTAAAATGACTATTGCAGTTGTAGGGCAAAATTATGATATTGAAGATGGTCGTATGCTGCGCATTGTTGGTGAGAATAACAAATATTCTATCAGGCACTTTGATTCTGCCCACTTACACAAGTCTTATGATGTTCGATTCGATAATAGTACTGGGTTACCGGAGTCGAAGTCGGGAAAATTCCAAAGAATCCTAGATGCTATGCAAAGAAACCCACAAATGATGTCTCCTGAGAGATGGACTGATCTACTAGAGTTAGCAAATACTGAGAAGATGAACTCGTTAATTACATCTGCACTTAGAGCTGCTGATAGCGAGACTGAAGATCTTATGGCAGGAAGAGGAGCATCTATGCCTGAAGAATGGGAAGACCATATCCAGCATTGGGAATCTCATGCACGATCTATGCAAACAAGGACCTTTAAAGAAGAAGCCGATCCAGAGGCACGAAGTGCTATGAAAGATCATGTATATTGGACTGAAGAAGCTATGATAGATAAGATGAGAAATAACCCTGAGTTTGAAGCTAAATTAGCTACACTTATGCTATTTCCATTATTTCATCATGAAGGGTTTGTAGCACCTAGATCAATGGAGCAGCAGATAGCTATGGTACAAGGACAGGCTAATAGAGGTGATGAAGTACAGGGAAATATACCTGGCTCCTCTACAGAAGATATGAAAGCACAAGAGCATGCAAAGAGTCAATTAAAATAATCGGGAGATGTTATGAGTAATGCAGCAGCAGTACATGAGTTTACACCAGACAGTATTACCTCGGATAATGAGTGGTTAGAAATAGAAGATGACGCGGAAGACGCTTATGAAGCCGAAGAGAAAGGCGTCACTATGTCTGATAATGGAGATACTGAAGATATTGAAAAAGAGATTGAAAATCTTGAGGAAGAGGCTCCTAAAGAAGAAAAGATAGAAAAAGAAGAGGATATCGAAAAAGAAGAAAAAGAACCTCTTGAAGCCAAAGAAGAAGAAGAAGAAGAGAGTAAAGAATCTAAAGAGGAGCTTTATGAGGTTAAGGTAGATGGGAAGGTTGAAGAGATCTCTCTACAAGAATTAAAAAATAACTATTCGGGTAAGGTCGCTTATGATAAAAAGTTTAGCGAGATGGATACGGAAAGACAATCTTTTAAGAAAGAGGTCCAAGATATCAACTCTTATGTGAGTGAGCTTGGAAAAACAATGAAAGAGAACAGTGTTTTAGAAGGTTTTTATAAGGTAGGGGAGATGGTTAATATGCCTGCCCATGCTATAAAGGCTGCATTAATTAAAGAAATACTTCCAGAATTAGAAAGATTGGAAGGAATGTCTCAAGAAGGTATTGATTTAGAATATCAGCAAAATGAGATTAAATATTTAAAAGAAAAAACAGAGTCTGATCGACAGAAGTTTGAAACCGAGCAAGCCCAAAAGGAACTTAGTTTTAAAATATCTCAAGCCCGGGAAACTCTAGGAGTTGATAATAGTGAGTGGGAAGATGCAGTAGCATATCTCGATAAATCTCTTCCCCCGGAAGAAAGTTTAACTATTGATACGGTTAAGGAATATATTCAGTTTTCGAAGTCTGAAGATATCGCTAAAGCTGCTATTGACCAGTTTGATTCATCTTATTTGGGTAACGAAGAAGTTATAGAGAACCTACAAGACATTATCATCAAAAACCCTGATTTCACGGATTCGGATATTCAGGATATTTTAGTACAAGCTTTTGGAAGCTCTAAGAAAGAAGTAGCTGAAGAGAAAATCGTAGAGACGGTCTCTAAGAAACAATCTAAAGTTAATAAATCTGTAGAGCAGGAAAATAGCGAAATCAAACCAATAGTAGACCAACAAGGCGAAGAAATATTGGATTGGGATGATATTTAATAATAATAATAAAATAACTTAAGGAGTTATACAATGGCAACATGGACAAGTACAGGATCGAATGAAGCGAACCTGATGAAGATCAAGTATCACAAATTGATCGAAAAACAATTTAATATGGCAAACGTCATTTTTGGACGTATTAAGAAAATAGAGGACTTTGTAGGATCTGATCTACAGATGGCTGTTCAACAGTCTATTGGTGGTGGTGTTGGTTGTGGTACCTCTCTACCTACTTCAAATATTAACAAAATTTCAAAAGCACTTCTTGGGGCACCTAAAAATATGTATGGTGTTGTTTCTATTGATAGAAAATCTAAGAAACTATCTTCAAAAAGTGAAGGCGCCTTTGTTAAATTTACAGCTTTTCCAGTTAAAACTGCTGTAAAATCTTTTAACAGAAACCTTGAAAGAATGCTTACACGAAACACTGTAGGTGGATCTGGTGCCCTTATTACAGGTGGTGCTGGAGATACAAACGTATCTGGAGATGGTACTTCAGGTGATCCGTTTATCGTTTCTTTTGATACGGCTTCTACTTATTTTCCAGCGGAATTTGAGTGTATTGAAGTTGGAGATATTCTTAATGCGGATGCTGAGGCAACTGCTCTTGTAGTGTCTGATATGAGTGTTTCTGTTGCAAACGGATATGCTACTGGTACGATTACACTAGTTGGTTCTTCTGTCCTTCTTGCTGCTGATGAAGATACTACTCCATTTGTACAGTCTCTTTATATGCAAAATTCTAAAGATGCTGAGATTGTAGGTATTCAAGGTGCAATTTCTGCAACTAGTTCTACCTTACATAACATTTCTATTGGACATAGATGGCAAGCATACCAAAAAAATGCTAGTTCTGCATCTCTTTCAACTGACCTTATGAATGATGTTGTTCTTAACGTTAAACGTCAATCAAGTGAGTCTCCTTCTATGATTCTTACATCTTACCACCAGTTTGTTAAGTTGTTAAACCTTCTTGAAGATCAAAAGAGATACCAACTTCCTGCAAGAGATAAAAAGTATAAAGGACAAGTTTCTTTTGCTGCTCTTGAATATATGAGTGCTGATGGACCAATTCCTGTAATCCCATCAAGATTCATTGATAGTGATAAAATGTACTTTCTAAACGAAAGACACATTGAGCTTCACTTATGTCCAGGTGGATTTGAGTGGTTTCAAGATGACGGTACTGTTTTCTTAAGAGAAGCCAGTGTAGATAGTTATGAAGCGCGTTATGGTGGATATGGACAATCGTTCATTAACCCTGCGTTCCAAGGCTACTTATATGGACTTGCTGTATAGATTAATTAATTAAGTAATGTCTCTAGGGAGTAATCCCTAGGGACCTCTTACCCTCCACAGGGTTACGTGAGGAGAATAAAATGAAAAGATCAATTAAAAGTGCTCAAAGAGCTGTTAGGGTATTAGCAATACGAATTGAAGGTAGTACTGGTACTCCTTCTATTGAAGGATTGGATGCCAATAAAGTAACAATCGTAGATACGGGTGTAGGTCATTACACACTGACACTTACAGAACCATTTGCCGAGGCATGTCATGCTGTAGGTAACGCAGAAGCAGTTGATAAAGCTGTAACTGTAGTATGTACTGCAAGTACTGTTGTAGTTAAGGTTAATGATATTGATGAAACAGCCGCACTTAGTGATGGAGATGTCCAACTTGTGATTATCGGTCATGATATTATTGACAATTACTAGGAGTAAAAGATGAGTAACATAGCCGAAAAAAGAATAGAAGTCTTTGCAAGTGCTGCTAGAACAGCAACAGCTACAAGTGAGCAGAGATCTCTACCTGGAGATGCTACTGATATAGGTATATGTATCGATACATCTGCCTTTACTTCGGGTACATTTACAGCAAAAATACAGCACTCTCTTAATGGGAGTCGCTGGGTAGACTTGGCAGGAGCCGCTTCTACCGCAATTGCTGCCACAGGAGTGGAAGTAAAATTCGCTTCAGCAGCATGTTTACCTCTGGTTCGAGTAGTTTTAACGGGGGCAAGTACTCCGATAGCTACTCAATCAGTTGCAATTGTTTATGGTTAATTAAAGGGATATTTTGGAGAGTCCTCCCCTCTCCACTCCTGAGCATGAGGTAAAAGGCTCTTTTGAAAAGGATATTAATGGCAGGACAACTTTATACATATAATACATCTAAGCCCGTAACAGGAACTTCTGTTATTGGAGATAGGAACTCTGTAGATGTTACGGCTTATGAAGATCCTAGCCATATGTCTTCTTTTGGGGATAAGGTTAGGGTTACTCCTGAGGCAGTTGTCCAAATGTCAGCTCAATACGGACTTCCTCATAACTCTGAGAATTTCTCAGCTACAGGAGGAGCCGCAACTACTGAAGATAACATGTTCAAATGCACTACAGGTACCTCTGTAGGAGGATATGGAGTAATAGGGTCCTTCAGACCCCTAATATATAGAGAGGGTCAAGGAATGATGGCTAGGTTCACATCTATATTTGACTCAACTAATGCTGTAGCTAATAGCTTACAATTTGCCGGAATGTTCAATGTCCAGGATACTATTGCTTTTGGATATAGAGGAACTTCTTTTGGAATTATACATGATAGTTATGGGGCACAAGAAACAAGAACCCTAACAGTAACTACTGCAGGGAACGGAAACCTGACATTAACTTTGAATAGTGTAGAATATGTAATTGCAGTTACGTCTGGAACAGAGGCACATAATGCATATGAGATTGTAGAGTGGATAAATGCTAATCAGTCTATCTGGAACGCTCAGCAGGTAGGAGATACAGTAGTAGTTCAAATGAAAAATGTAGTCGCTGCTGCAGGAACCTATTCTATAAGCGGTGCATCAGTATCTGGATCTTTCTCCACACAAGCTACAGGATTAATAAAAGATATACATACAGTAGCTCAAGCCAGTTGGAATGGTACAGATGTTTCTAGTTGGTTTGACCCTTCTGAAGGTAATATTTATATGATCCAAATATCTTACTTAGGATTTGGACCCTTTAAATTTTATATAATGAATACTAATACAGATAGGTGGGAACTTGTTCATACAATGAGACATAATACAGATAGTAAGCCATCTATATCTAATAGAGCTTTAAAGATAGGGTGGACTGCTGCATCTCTAGGATCGACTACAGATATAACAGTTAAAGGAGGATCTTGTGCAGGATTTATAGATGGAAAATCTTCTATTTTAAGACACACATCTTCTCATGGTAACTCTAATAGCTCAGTAGGGACCAGTTTTGTATCAGTTTTAAATATAGGTATTAAAAGAAATTTCAAAGGAAAAGCGACCTTAGGTAGAATAGTTCCTTTTGCATTAGAGCTATCTAGTGACTCTACTAAAGAGACTAGATTTATAGTTGTTAAGAATGCTTCCTTAGATGAATACAACTACCAGAGCCATCATTCAGATGAGATATCTTTAATAGATACTGTCGCTCACGCTTTTGCAGATGATGGTGAAGAAATATATGAAGGTACTATTGGAGCAGGGGGAGCGAAGACAATCTCTCTTAAAGAGACAAATATAGAATTACTTTTAGGTACTACCCTTACGATATATGCTCGTGTAGTATCAGGATCTGCTGCAGACGTTACTGCTGCTTTAGTATGGAAGGAGGATATATAATGAGAAAACTTATCGTATTCCCTTTTAATCTTTTAGTATTATTATTAGCTATCCCCTGGGTAATTATTCTTAGGGTACAAGAAAGAGCTAGATGGATAGATAGAAAGATTGATAATTTTGAACAAGGCAATAATAAAAAGAAATATATACACTATAAAAGGACTAAGCTGCTAATCAGTGCTGTACTTATTATTCTGGCAGGATATATTTATCTTAACCCAGAGATGGTGCATATAAAAGGAATAGTATGACAACTGGAAAAAAATATAGCAAGGATAAACTCTTTGCCAAGATAACACATACAGCATCTTCAGGTGTTGTAGGTTTAGATGAGTATGAAACCTTTGGTGAGGTTAAGCTTAGTATTGCTACCGACTTTACAACATCTGGAACGCTTACGGTCCAAGGAAGAATCAAGTACTCCTCATCATGGCAAGCAGTAGGAACCCTAACATCTGGAGGAGATTTTGACTCTTTCGATATAGATGTTTATGATTATATACGATTTAATTTTACTGTAGCCGCAGGCAGCACAGGAGAGATCGCAGCTTCGGGTTTTTTTAAAGCTAGTTCTTCAGGAGGAGGAGCTAGCAGTTCATTTACAACAATTCAAGCAGATGCAGGAACAAATCCTGTAGCTGATTCATCAACTGATACATTAACTATTACAAGTGGGGACGGAAGCGTTGTAGTTACTGGAAACAGTACTACCGATACAATTGCCCTAACAACCCCTGCAGCCTCTGCATCATCTTTAGGACATATTACTACTGGTACACAGACTATTGCAGGATCTAAGACATATACAAGTTCACTAAGCTGTACTACTGCAGGAACGCAATCAGAGAGATTTGGGGCAACTGCTACAGCAACTCCTGACAACTCTACCGCTATAGGGTATGGAGCAGTTTCATATGCCGTCCAGTCAACTGCAGTAGGGGACCAGGCTCTTGCAAATACTTCATGCACTGCAATAGGTAGAGGGTCATGGTCTTCTGGAAGTTACTCTATAGCAGTAGGAAGGACAGCTACAGTTAATTATAATTATGGATGTGCTTTGGGTGCAAATGCACTATCTAACCATGTAGGAGCAATATCTCTTGGATACCAGTCAATTTCAACAGCTACTAATCAATTTGTTGTAGGGTCTTCATCATCATCTATTACTCATGTATATTTTGGTAACGGTGTGGCAACGGCATCTCCTGTAGCGTGTGCTATTCACAGTAGCAGTGGTTCAGGTACAAATATAGCAGGAGTAGATCTTACACTTGCAGCAGGACAAGGTACAGGTACAGGAGTATCTGGAGAGATTATATTACAGACAGCAACAGCAGGTACTACAGGATCCTCACTAAATGCATTGGCAGATAGATTAGTTATAGATACTATCGGTAATATAGGTATAGGTACTAGTTCTCCTGTAGTTACAGCATTATTAGAATTATCATCAACAACTAAGGGATTTTTACCTCCAAGATTAACTACTACAGAAAGAGGTAATATAACCAGTCCAGCAACAGGACTTACTATTTATAATACAACAACTAACAAACTTAACTTCTATAGTGGAAGTGCGTGGGAAGCTGTAACATCAGCATAGGATAATAAAATGGCACTAAAAAAAGATAAAGGATCCCGCGTTGGAGTTACAGGAGACTACCATAAAATAATGCATGTAGATTCTACCCCCTATATAAATATTGTAGTCATAGGTCTTTTTTTGACAATCGAGGCAAAAGATGCAGGTAATGATCCTATAGAGACATTTTCTATATCTTTCCCTACAGAAGATATGGCTGGGTGTAAAAATCCTATAGAATACGCGTATAAATTAGTAAAGAAACTACCTGAATATCTAGGGGCTTTAGATGTTTAAACCTAAGAAGGTTAAAGTAATTTTATTTAAAGAAGGGTGTTTACCTAGAATTTACACTAATCCTACTAAAGAACATTTAAGGGTCTTAAATACGGAAGGAGTAGTCCTTATAAATCCAAATGAACGTAAGACAAAAGGGTTTCCTTTACATCATTGCTATCCAGATAAGGAAAACAATGAGTTACGTCTCATTAAAGAAGAAAATAGGTTAGATAGTGATTTACTAGAATCTGTTAAAGAGAACAAGAATAAAATGGAAGAAGAAGGGTATTTTAGAGAGTTCTGTGAAGACTATATAGAGAGGGAACTCTATGATCTACTTGAAGTATCTATTAAAGAAGAAAGGAAAAGTATAGATAAGAAGTTATCTGATTTCCATAAGTTAGCGTTGCTTTATGCGTTAAATAGTGGTATATTAGGAATGGTGTTTGCGGATTCACTATATGAGGGAAGGATATGGAAGAGTTTAAAATTGATGTCAACACACTTAATGATGTACTTGGGTATTTAGGTAAAAGACCCTACGAGGAAGTCCATCAGATAATATATAAGCTGTTGAATTTAAAGAAAAATAAAGAAGAGGAAGAAAATAATGGCAAATGATACTAAAAAGTTTAAAACAGGTGTAACTCTAGATCCTCAATCTGCAGATCCTGGAACACCTACAGAAGGTCAATTACAGTATGCTGATGGTACTGCAAGGTCCGAAGGATTATGGACTTATGATGGGGCTTCTTGGAATCTATTAGCATCAGGATCTGTAGGCAGTTTAACTGTAATTAATAAGACAGCCGCATATACATTATTAACTACAGATGACGTTGTAACCGCAAGTACTGCTTCTGGGGCATTTAGCATAACTCTTCCCACTGCTGTAGGGAACTCAGGTAAAGTTTTTAGAATTAAAAGAACTAACTCGCATGCTAATAAACTTACAATAGATGCTAATGGTAGTGAGACTATAGATGGTGCTTTAACGTATATATTGTATGCACAGTACCAAGAGGTGGAAATTGTATCTGACGGGTCAAATTGGCAGATGACAGGTATACCTATGCATTTAGTGGCATATATAAAAGACGTTAGAGCAACTACAGTAGCAGGAGGTACATTTAACAGTGGTGCCTGGCAAACTAGAACATTAAATACCGTTAGTGGTGATTCTAGTATAGTATCCTTGGCTACCAATCAGTTTACTTTAGGGGCTGGAAAATATGAAATAGAAATCAGTGCTCCTGCATATAACTGTGCCGCACATAAAGCAAAACTAGTTTCAGATCCTTCAGGTACTCCTGTAGATGAGATAATAGGTTCTGGAATGGAATCTACACCTGGAAATTTTGTATCTAATCGTTCTACTATAATAGGAGAGATTCTTATAACATCTTCAACAACATATGAAATACAGCACAGATGTACCACTACACAAGCAACAACAGGATTTGGTACTGCTACAGGATATAGTGTGTCTGAAATATATACCCAAGTAAAAATAACTAAATTAAGATAAAGGGATAAACAATGTCAATTACATTAGGAACAACTTCAGATCTACAACTAGTAATCCCTTCGGATGCCGAGACAGACTGGTCAACTTCAATTAGAGATAATTGTTTTCAGAAAATTGTTGATCATGATCATAGTGGTTCTGCCGGGCTAGGTGTTAAATTAACTGCTACAGCCGCACTAACAGCTGATTCTGTTGATGATACTTTAATAAAATTAAGTAACAATGCTGCTCTTAGATCCGCTGATCAAGCAGGTACGGGTGATATAGATATCGTTAAAGTTAATACCAGTGATAAGGTAGAAGTAGTTACTGAAATTGCTAGAGCAGTTATGATAAATGATACATATATAGGTGGAAGAAATAATGCTGATTCTACAGATATATCTATTGCCAAAGTGTCTACTACAGATGAAGTGGTGGTAGGAGCAAATAATGTAGTATCTGTTCAAGGAACAACCTCCACAGGAATGGCTCTTTTATTGGCTAATTCCATTACAGGTATAGCTGCGGGAATGCCTATATCAGAAGTAAAGTCTATAGGGTTTAGTGGTTCTTTTACAATGGCAGATAATCAATCATCAGCTGCAAACGTAACCGGGATACTGGCTGCTACAGATGAGTTTGCAGAAATTACATATAAGATCACAAGAAGTACAAGTGTACAATTTGGGAAGATAATGATAGACGAAGATAATGGTGCACTTATTGAAGAATTCTATGGGGATGATGCTGGAATAACTTTTACTAATGTAAGCGGACAATTAAAATATGTAAGCACGAGTACGGGAAATGCCCCTACTTTTAAGTATTTAATGATTAAAGGATAAGAAAATGGCAAAAGGTAAATTAGTTCCCGATGACGAAAAGAAAAAACCAGCTACTATGACAGGGCTTCAAAAAGCTCAGGCAGGATTACAGTTAGCTAAAGCAGCTGGAGTAGGTAGTAGATCTTCTTCTGAAGGTGGTCAAAGTACTGCTGGAGCTGCCTTAGGAGGAGCCGCTAGTGGAGCCGCTACTGGAGCTGCTTTTGGTGCTAAAGGGGCTGTAGCAGGAGCTGTTATAGGAGGAGTTGTTGGGGGACTTAAAGCAAAGTCTGCTAGAAAAGCTGCTCAAAGAAAAGCCCAAGCAGAGGCAGAAGCCACAAAGCAAGAAGCTTTATCAGAAATAGAGGGTCAAAAGGCTAGTAGAATAAATCAAGCTTTAGGAAATCTACAACAAGTATTTTCCCAAACATTAACCCAACGTAAAAAAGTGAGACTATAATGAGTAAAGATAGAAAGAAGGAAGAGAAGAAAGGGTTTTTTGCAGGAGTGTTATCAAAACTACAGAACCCTAACGTTAAGAAGCTGAAGAAAAAAGGTTTTGATAGGTACGGTAGAAAAATAAAGAAATAGGAGACTTAAATGTCTAAACATATAGATTATATTATAGATGAGATTAGAGAATCTACTGAAAACGAAGAGTTTGATTCAACAATAGGGCTGACTGAAGAAGAAATACTTAAGTTTATTAACCATGGTATGAGACGTCTACATAGTAAGATTGTTGCCCAGCACCCTTCAATATTTCTCTTAACAGAAGAGCAAGATATAGTATCTAACCAAGAAGCATATACTCTAGATCACAAGGCGTATTTAGGTAATAAAGTAACTCAAATAGAGTATTCTTTTTCTGGATCTGCAGATGATTATTATCCGTTAAGACCTGCTTCTCTGTATAATAGGGATTCGGGGGCTAACGGAAGTCCTTGTAAATATATTAGAAAAGGTGGAGGATTTCTTCTTCTACCTACCCCCGACCAATCTGGTGGAAAACTTCGCATAACTTATGTGAGAAAGAGTAAAAGATTAGATAAAAGAAGAGGGCAAATAAAGGCTATTACTACAGTAGGGTCTGCTATAACAAATTTAGAAATTAATTATGTTCAAGGATCTTCTGTAGATAATATAGAGTTACTTAAAAGAACTAGGTTTTGTGTTGTTGATAAATACGGTAACTTAAAGATGGAAAACATACTTCTTAGTTCAATTGACACTAGTGTTAGTTACGATACGACACTGGCAGTAGATTCTTCATTCGCATTTCAAACAGGTGAAACTATAGTTGTAGATGATTACATTATTCCAGGGGAATATACAACTACTCACTTTGAGTTAGGTGAAGAAGTTGAAAGATACTTGCATGCGTATGCAGAATGGAAAGTACTGAAAAGAGACTCTTCCGTAGATAGTCAGGAAGCATTAATAGAATTAAGTGAGATGGAAAGGGATATTATTGCTTCTTACGCAGATATAAGTGATGATATTATAGAAGTGCCTGAAATAAATGATACCGAAGATTGGGGATTCTAGATGGCAGTACCTACCAGACTTTTAAAGCTATTTACTACATTTAGAGGACTAGATCTCCGTGTAAGTGATTTGCTTAGAGATAGAGAGAGTGCTACTGCTATAAATAATATGACCTTCAGGCAGACCGGTGCCATGAGTAAAAGGAAAGGTTATCAAATAATGTCCCGTAGTGCAACTGGGGCAGGTTATGGGTTAACTACTTATAGTAATGTTAATACAACTACAGGTATTATAACTGAAGAGCTTATATCTATAGACGATAACTTACAAAAAAGAGTAGGACATACTTTTGTATTTGCATACACAGGATCTGGATCAGGTACGTTCTACAACGTACTACTAAGCCCTACAGACAATAAATTTTATTTTAACGTGTATGAAAATAACTCTGTATTAACTAGTGTAGATTTAGGTACAGGATTAGAAGTCAGTCCTGTTACGGTTACATCTCTTGTATCTACATTAAATGCACTTACTGATTTTACATGTGGTACTTTAAGTGGAGGAGGAAGTGAGCCTGCTGCACAAATTCCCCAAACAATAAATGTTGCTGTAGGAGCGGGAGCAACTATACCTTTTAATATAATAAGTGACATATCCTTACCCGGAAGTTACACAACTCCTTTTTCTACCTTTTTAACTAAAAAAACTACAAGTGATTTTGAAAATGCATCCTTCTCTCAGATAAATAATATATTATATATTGCTACAGGGTACGAAGCTCTTCATAAGTACGATGGCACTAGAGTATACAAAGCAGGTCTTCCTCAAGCAACTACTCCTACAGCTGCCTCTTCAGGGACTGATGGTAGTACTTTTACAGTAGGTAGAAAGATACGATATAAAATAGAAATAGAACATACAGATGCTAAAGGTAATATTATATATGGAACCATAAGTAGTCATGTAGAAGTTACTGTGGATGGTAGTGGAAATTCAATAGATGTTACTTATACAGAATTGGCTGCATCTAGTGGATATGATACAGATGGTGCTTTAAAATATAATATATATCGTACAGATGAAAGTTTAGATGCTAGTGCTACCTCCCTATATTATTTAATACATTCTGCAGACCCAGGAGATACTATACCATATAAGGATGTGGCGGATGCATTAGGTGCCGAGTTTGTACCTCCTATAAAAGATAGAGGGTTGCCTCCTGTATGTAAGTATGTAGATGTATGGAGAGGGCAGTTAATACTTTCTGGAGATATAACCTCAGTAGATACTACTTACTACTCAGATATTGAAAGTCCCGAATATTTCCCAATTGCTGATAATAGCTTTCAAGTCAGTAATAAAGTTACTGGATTAAAATCTTTAGATAATAACTTGTATATATTTCAACAACATTCAATAGATTCTGTTACTGGAGACTTTGGAACAGGTAATTTCCAAGTAGATTCAGTATCCAGAGGCGGAATTGGCTGTGCTGCTCACCATACTATCCAGGAAGTAAAAGGTAGGTTGATGTTTCTTTCTGATAAAGGTGTTATGGCAATATCTACAGAGGGACTAGATACCACTGTAGGACACCCTATTGAGCCTAAATTTCAAAGAGGGCATCAGTTTTCTTTTAAACAAGCGGTAGGATATAACTGGATTGCAGAGGATAAATATTTATTATTTATGCCTAATTTACCTGTAGATTCGTCATACAGTAATGACTCTTTAAATGAAATTTATGTATATAATCATTTTAGAGAAGCTTGGTTAGAGTGGCATAATTTTAATTTCATGGGTGGAATGACTGAAGTAGGTAATGATCTCTACTTCTGTAGAAGAGTAGTTAGTTTAAATAATATTACCAGGCTATCTCAAGATGGTACTCAATATGATTACGCAGACCACACAGAGGCTATCTCCTTTGCATTTAAATCTCATTGGGAGACGATGGGAGATCCTTCTATATGGAAAAAGTTTCTAAGATGTAAGATACACTCATATGATACTTCTCTAGATGATTTTGAGACACAGTCCTTCACACTAACCCTTAAAACAGAGAATGATTTTATCATTGCCACTAGAACTAACATAGATTATGATTTTTCAGGAGGTTCTATAGGATGGGGACTTAGTCCTTGGGGAAGCTTTCCTTGGAGTGAGTCTAGATTACAACAACTTAAAAAGAAATTAGCATCCAAGAAAGTTAGGTCTATGAGAGTATTATTCTCAAATGATAATATACACGAAAACATCCTAATATCTGGATATGAGTTAGAAGTAGTAGCCCCTTATGGAGCATTCTTAAAAGAGTAATTATGGCTAAGTTTAGAATAGAGACATTTAAAAAAATAGCACCTCTTATTAAAGAGTTAGCTACAGGTTTAAGAGACCTCACATTTGGAGATAATTTTACCTCTTTTGAATACACTACTACTATATCTGCTAATACAGAGGAAAAGATTAGAAATACATTGACAATAAAGCCCACTAAGTATATGATAGTACATCAAATAGGCAATGCTCTGGTTACTGCTGGATCTACTGAATGGGACGATAACTATTTATATTTAAAGAACCACGACAGTACTAATTCAGCTACAGTCACAGTAACTTTCATGAGGTAATAAAATGGCAGAAACAACAGCAGCACCTTTATCAGCAGCAGCCCAAAAAGCCGCAGCAGCCAAATCTAAAAGATTAGCTACTAAAAAAACTAGTACAAGTATAGTTTCTCCTGAAGATAGAGAGAAAGCTGCAGAGCTAAGCACCAAGATATCTAAAAGACAGTTTATGTCCGGTGATGAACTAGCTAAGGCTCAGACTAAAGTCGATTCTTTTAATAGAGGGGCTGATATAGAAAGAGGCGCTAAGTTTGGAGAGCAGGTTTTAGGAGAGGAAGGTTTAGGTAGACTTAGCGAAGATGTTGACGTACAAGAGACTTTAGGTCGTTTTAAAGATATTAGTGAAAAAGGATTATCTAGAGAAGAGGTAGCTGCAGAAAGACAGAGAATGTCAGAAGGTATTGGACGATCTACTCAGACGGCTTCTAGAAGAATTCAAGCCCTACAAGCTAAGTCCGGTGTTAGAGGAGCTACTGCAGGGAGACAGTTATTAGATGTAGAACTTGCTGGAGCCTCTGAGAGAGCTCAGGGGGAGCGCGATCTATTTCTTAAATCAGAACAAATTAAAAGAACAGGACTAGCAGACTTTTCCTCAAGATTAGGTGAGATGAAAACATTTGACTTAGGACAAGCAGCAGCAGAAAAGAATATTGTTTTATCATCTGGTCTAGGTTTTGCCCAAATGGGGGTTAGTGAAAGAACGGCTAAAGTGCAGGCTAAAGCACAAGAGGCTGCAGCTGCATCGAGAGCAGGCGCGTCCAGTGGTGGTAAGTAAGGCGCACTTAAAGCGTGCAATAAGTAGGGAGAGGTATGAAGATTTACGCAGAATATATAAAAGAAAAATATGACAGGGAAATAATTTATGACGATTTTGGCTACATCTCTTACAATAAGCTTACTAATGACACTATTTTTGTTCATACCTTGTTTGTTACAGAAAGTAAAAGAAGAGAAGGTAAAGGTCAGGAGTACGAAAGATTACTCATTAGGAAGGAGAAACCTACCTTAATGTTATGTAATATTGATACTAAAGCTAAAGGCTCAAGAGAGGCATTTTTAGCTCTGGTAAATGGAGGAGGATACCTCCTATTAGAGGCTGAGTTTGAAGAAGAAGATAAGATATATTTATATAAAGAGGTAAAAAATGAGCCAGAGAAGAAAGGACTTGGAGAGTCAGAATGTTAGAAATGTTGAAGAAGAAATTACTTCTGTTAAAAAATCAGATAGTAAACTCAAGAAATTTCTTGAGAGTAGGAAGCTTAATAGGGCTGCTACTATGCGGAAACTTAGAAAGCAGCGAGCTAAGTCCCTTGGAATTAAACCAGAGGACATCGGCATTTAATATTGCCAGAGAATTAATAATCAGTGAAGAAGGATTTAGAAGTAAGGTTTATGATGATGCTACAGGCAAAACAATTATTAAAGGGTCTAAGGTCAAAGGATACCCTACAATTGGTTATGGTCATAGATTAAGTAAAAATGAGTTTAAGAGTGGCAAGTTTCTATCTTATGGCATATATACAGCAGATTTGCCGTTAGATGTTGCAAGAATGCAGATAATGGCTGAGGAAGCCTTTTTACTAGCAGTCTCAATAGTTGACTTTAGTAAATACAATAAATGGCAAGGTGCAGCCATGATATCTTTAGGATATAACGCAGGACCAGGGGTCTTAAGATATGTTTTAAGAGGTAAGAGTAGGAAAGAAATTATAAGAAGGTGGGCTAGTATAATTACCTCAAAAGGTAAAGTACTAAGAGGTTTAGTTAATAGAAGAAATAAAGAAATAAGTCTATTCCTGAAAAGGTAATGACGAAGTCTATTCTTAAAGAGGGATTAAAATGGGTTTTGGTAGAAAAGAAAAAGAAGAAGAGATTAACTTTAGTGGCGGTCCTTCTATAAAAAGACCAGGAGGGGTTAGAGATCCTTTTGAACAGTCAGAAATACCAAGAAGAGTTTTAGAGCCTTCTCAGACAGAAAAAGTAGCTACTATATTGGATACCGAAGTTAAAAAGTCTAAGCTCTCTGTATCTCAAGGAGATAGGGTAAGACAAAAAGTGTCCACAGACCCTAGTTCTTTGGTAGATGCTGTTGCTAAAAATGAGTTAAAAAGAAACGAAGGGGGTACACCCTCTGTTAAAGATAATTTTATGGAAGCCTTTACATTCTTCTTACCTCAATTAGGGGGTTTGGCTATTGGGGGTGCTATTGCAGGTACTGAAGGAGCTATTGCAGGGAGCGAAACAGCAGGTGCCTTAGGTGCATCTTTTAGAGAACATCAGTTAAAGAAAGAAGAATTAAAACTTAAGAAAGATAGGACTAGAAAGGCTGGTGGAATAACTGCTTTCCAGAAAGAGTCTCTAAAACTGAGAGCTCAGGAACTAGAGCAGGACGAGAGAAGATTTACAGAGATTAGTAAGCCAGGATTAAAACTTAGGGGTAAGAAATTAGCTTTAAGTGCTGATCAATTAGGTCTGACAAAAAAGAAAGCTGCGCAATTATCTGATAAACAAGTAGATCAGTTCTCTGACATGGACAAGGTTTTGGGATCTGTTGCTAGAATTGAGGAGCTTCGGAAGAAAGTAAATACAGGTCCTTTAGCAGGACGTGTCCAAAGTCTGGCTCAATTAGCAGGTGCAGCACCTAGAAGATTTAATAAGATAAAAGCAGAAACAACTAACACCTTGGCGGCTTATGTTAAATCTATATCCGGAGCTGCAGTTTCTGAATTAGAGGCTCAACGTCTCCAAGGAATTATACCAGATGTTAATGATAGTCCTTCTGTATTTGAGGATAAATTAGAAACATTTGAAAGAATTGTTAGAGAAAATAAATTAGCATTTGCTAAATCTATCACTTCTGGACAGCCTCTTAAAGCAGGAACTATTAAGGGTCTTATAGAAGCTGAGAATAAATATAAAAAAGGTAAAAAGATTAAAGGGATTAATGTACAGTCTCAATTAGATATGATTAAAAGAATTAAAGCACGGAGGAATAAATAATGACACCTGAACAAGAACTAGAACAAGAGTTATCATCACTATCTCCAGAAGAGCTTGATCAGTATGAACAAGATCTACAAAAAGGCTCGCAAGAAGAGCCTGCAGAAGAACTTAGTGTAGATGAGAAACTAGAATCTGAAGGATTTGACGTACAAAACATAGAAGGTGAGGAGATGGGTTTTATGGAGTCTGCGGTTGCAGGATCTGTAGAGGGTGTGCCCTTCTTAAAAGACGCCCTGTCTGCAGGAATGGCTGTAGCTGAGAGTAGTAATGAAGACTTCGGGGAGAGATATAATAAGAATAAAGCAGAATGGGATAAATATCTAAATGAGGCAGAAGGAGAGAATCCTGTAGCCTTTACTCTTGGTGATATTGGTGGGGGAGTAGGACTTCCTATGGGAGCCGGTCTAAAAGCTGCTACTGCGTTTGGGGCTGCTTCTGGTCTATCTAGAAGTGAAGATAGGGACTTTACTGACCTTTTGGTTGGCGGAGCTATCGGTTTCGGAGGTGGAATAATAGGAAAAGGGATATCTAAAGGTATTAGTAAGTTTGGGGAAGTATTCTCTAAATCTGGTAAGAAAGGAGCCCTAGAGGCTGCAGGAGCAATTACCCCTAAGACCAGAAAAGCGGTCAATAAACATGCAGAGACATATTTAACAAAAACAGGTACTAAAAATGACGCAGTACTTTCCATGGCTGATGATGTTATTAATGCTAAAGCATTAGATGGCAAACCTATACTAAAGAGTCCTTTTCAAGATCCTAATATAACAGCATCTAGAACTATGGAAGCTAAAAAAGTAGTAGGTAAGCAGATCGGTGATGTACTACAAGAAGCTGATGGTGCTCCTCTTAAGGGAGAGGAAATCTACGACCAGATAATCTTAGGACTAGGTGTTGATGACGCTGCTATTAAGTCTGTAGAGTCTGAAGGCAAACGAAGCGTACTGCTAAAAATAAGACAAAAGATTCATAAGGATTTCTTTAGTCACAATAAGAGTACTAAGATAGGGGAGAAGACTATTACCCGACAAGGGGAGTTAGGTGAAGAAATTGTATCTAAAGTAGATGAAATGGCAGATATTCCTGTATTTAAAGACCGTACCTTAAAACAGTTACATAAGTTAAAAACTGAGTTAGGAGATACTTTAAGTGCTAAGGCTAGAAACGCTGTAAAAGGAGGGGAAGGACTAAGTGCAGATGAAGTAGCTCTTAGAGAGAATTTGGGAGTCTTATCAGATATTATTTCTGATAATGTAGAAAAAAGTGGCATCTCTTCTAAAGAGTCTTTTCAAGTACTAAATAGAAAATGGAGAACTTTAGACATTGTTCAAGAGATGTCAGATGATGTTGCTAATAAATCTTTTGGTGGACCTTACGAACATTTAAAAAATGCAATCGCTACTAAAGGGCTTATAATGGGGGGAATATCTACTACAGTAGGTGCCTCAAGAGGAGCTGCAGCAGGGATATCTCTAGCAGTCAATGAAGTATTAAACTCACCCAAAACCCCAGCAGTATTAGCTGTAGGGTTTAAGAAGATAGGGAATTTCCTTGCTGGTAACCCTAATAGTGAGTATGCTAAGAAAATTATGATAGCAGCTTCGCTATCTAGTGATGATTTAAGACTAGCAGTAGATTCCGTAGCATCTAGAATAACTTTGATGGAAAGTGCCGTAGCTAGGACTGCTGAAGATGTTAAGAATAAAAGCGATTATATCCTTCCAATATTGGATGACGAGAATCCTGAATTAGCTAAGCAGTTACGAGAAGCCATTAATATAGATGATGATACGACAATTGGAGCCATTATGAACGGTGTTTCTAAATTGCCTGGATCTAAAGAATTTATTGCTGAAGGGCAGGGCTGGGATGGTAAGGTCTATTCTGCAGAAGAGAAGGCACAATTGACTGGAGAAGTTAACTCTATGGATATAAGCCTACAGCAGAAACTTAAGCATAAGAAAGCTTTGCAGATAAGTGGAACTATTCCTCAAATAGAACAAGAACCTGAACGCTTTTTAAAATACAGAGAAAGAGATAAGAGCAAGCCTAGCTATTAACGCACGAAGTGCAACGTGAGTGACTGAAGGGAACGAACATGGAAGAGATAAAGAAAGAGATACAGGTCATAAGAGAGAGTCAGATCCGTACAGAAGAGGACATAAAAACGCATATTAAGAGGACTAACCTCTTAGAAGATTTACATAAAGATAATGCTATAAGGATAGGAATATTAGAAGAGCCTATAAAAGCCAAGAAATATATTAAAGAGGCTCTTATAGACTTTGGTAAATTTACTAGTATATTGTTAGCAGTTGCAGGTATTTTGAAACTGTTAGGTAAGATCTAGCGACAATATGCTATTTCTTTGCATTTATTTAAGAAATCTTTCATAGACATATCCATTTTCATCTTATTACATACCTTGCAACAGGCTACTACATTACCTGCATAATAACCTTCCTTGTTAATAATCCTATCTACTCCATTTACGGATCTAGAGTACCCTTCTATTAAATAAGAATAGGAATCTGTTGGAGGCTTTTCACAATAAAAACAATCTTGTTTAGTTAGATCAATAAATTCATCAAAGCCCAGGTCCCATGCATAACCCCTTCTTTTAGCCCCTTGTTTGTATATGTGGAACAACCTTTTCTCGAAAGATTCAGGTTTTTTATCGCTCTTAATACATCCACATGACTTTATTATTCCGTTTTTAACTCTATATGCAGGTATTACCTTCTCTGTACCACAAGCGCACCTAAATAACCACCTCAATCGATGATTCTTGGAATCAACAAACCGAATCGCTGCCAGCTTGTTGTTTTTAAGTCCTATATAATCAATCCTGTTATGAGCAGATTTATTTTCTAGCTTTTTCAACTGATCTCCCAATTCCATACACACCGAGGAAACCTCCACATATCTTTATCAATAATTCTTTATAAGGTATAATCTCAAAGCCCATACAAATAAGTATGGTCACCAGTAGTATACTAGTAATAGGTCTATGGCTGCGGCTCAACCAATTTCCATGTTGTTGTTCTGCAATTGCGACTTTAGCATTTGCCTCAATACTCTGGCTCTGAAGCTCCATGAGTTTCTGTGAGACCCTCGCCTCTATCTCAGCCAACTTATTCTTAAGTTCTGCTTTCTTATTAGCGACCTCACCTTTTTCTTCTCCAGAAAAGTGAAGCTCATCAATTATATCTGAAGCCGGTTTAAAAATATCTCCAATAAACGAAAATAAACTCATTACGCTACTCCTTCGGAACCTGGTCCCCATTCAGAATTATACTCTCTAGAGGAGAAAGGACTCTCTACTGTCTCTATATGTCTGTCATCGAACTCTGGTCGGGTCTTAGTGAATTCAATAAGGAAGGCAATATTACAACTAGCGTGAGCTAAGTGACTTAATCCCGACTCGGGGTCAAAATCTTCTCCAGAATTCCACGCAAGTAAGTGCCTCTGAAGCGAGTCAAATACTGAAGTAAAGGGCATACCTTTTTTCCAATTGTCTCTATCATATTTAGCTGCTCCAAATCCCATCACTTTCGCGGTCTCTTTAATTAAAGAGCTAGGGACCATAGAAATAGGTGCCTTATCTGTATTAAATCTCATAGCCTGTTCTTTATTTTTTTTCATATTAATCTCCTTATGATTGTTGTTATTCCCTTTGTTAATTACCTGTTCTAGTTGAGGGTTTTATAGCAATGCCACTTTTTAGCTGCCTTACGACAGCCGTGTATGCCTCAGTTTCTATCTTGGAAGAGTGGTCGAGCGCGTGAGATGATTCACAAGCTGTACATATATAGTCTGTCCCTAGATAATAGTCCCCGTGACCCTCATTTTCCCATATATCTTTTTCTCCACAAGAGGGACAATACATATCGCTTTTGCGGTAGTCTTGTTCATAGTGGTGTGAGCCTTTAAATTCCAATATTACTTTCATGCTACTCCCCCATGTAAAGGACAATCTCCTGATATATAGGAGTATCCTGTAGGGTATGCATCATCATTATCCATCTTAGGACAGCTACACTTAGAATGATACCACCACCTATGGTAGTTCTTATCCTCAGGGAAGCCCCATAGTCTTTGAAGAGCGAATTCAAGCCTCCTTAAGGTCTCACCTAAGTTTCTGAGCCATTTGTTATCTTCACAAGTATCCATGAAATCCATTATTTGCATCTTTAGCAGATGTAGGTCTTTTATATTACTTACATTACACCAGCAATTTTGACTATCTATAAGACTTTTATTTAAAATAAGTGATCTATCCTTATATTTTATCTCAAGGTCTTTGTATGGTACATGTAACGGATCTTTATACATATTTTCCTCCTTTTAGTATTATTAATATGGGTCCTTTACACCTATAGCACTTATAGGGCTTAGGCTTATGATCTGGATTAAGCCAGAATTTGTGTTTACACTTAGTACAGATTACCTCTAAAGTGGTAACTTTATGCCTTTGTTTAAGAATCAGAACTGTCATAGTCTACCTCCAGATTATTCTTTACTAGTTCATGTATATATTCTATATTAGTATCTACAATGTAGTACTTTATTAGAAGATCTATCACTACAAGCTCATTCACATCTAGGGCTTTTATAAAACTTTTAGGGTCAAACTTCATTTGGTCATACCCCTCCTCATTACACTCCACCTAGCATTAGAGGACAGCATCTTCAGAGATTCTAAATATATAGCCACTTTAGAATGTCTGAAATAAGGTACCGCGCATTCGCCAAAACAGCCCCATTCGTGTAGAGTTAATGTTGGAATTATGCCAAAAATAGTAACCACATTTGTGGTAAGATTTACGTTAGTGGGTACTATGTAATGCTTTCTTATACCTGCTTTAACAATCTTATCACTGCGTTGCAGTAGCCATGAATGACCGTATTTCTTAGCAGATTCCATAGTTTGGCTTTTTACATGAAAATACCTAGTCGCATCCACTAGATCTGCATCAAAGCTCTTATTGCCTTTAGAGTAGATCTCAAAGTCAGGCTTATTTACTTTAAAACCATGCTTACGTAGTAACTTATATACCCCCACTTCCCCTATAGCCCCCGCTAGAACATCTTCTCTCTTAAATCCGCCTCTCTTGGCATATAATCCTTGGTCTTCACCACATCGTGCCGAGACGAAGTCAAGGATTTTCTTCATTTCTGGTTTGGTCACTTTTACTATCTCTTTTTTGATCCGTACATTGTCTAAAATTTTCAAATGAAACTCCTTCTAATTTAATGAAACACTCCGTACAACACCATTCCACGTAAAATGTGGTCTTAAATCCTGATCTTGTTAGTAATTCGTCTACCTGAGGTATACCACAATTATCACATATGTGCAAATTTCTATTCATCTGCGCCATCCAGGTGCTACTCTTTCCGGCAGATCTAGTAGATGGTCCCAAGTTCTCAAATAACCGTCCAGGATAAGTTCTATATTTATAGAGAATACAAAATCCCCTTCGGTTTTAGATACCCACCTTATCCCTCTGCTTAGTCTATACTTCTTAGGGTTAACTTTCGCTAAATACTTAGCAGCTTTCCATTTTTGATTCAAAACTTCTTCTCCCTTAGTTGCGTAGCAACGGCACTTTGTGCCAATGCTTTATATTCTCTTTATATACTTTGTAATTAGATCTACCTTCATAGAAGTGCCTATGTTTTTTATGTGTTATGTTACATTTAATCTTAGCGTATACATCGGTCTGGTAAGCGACTTTAATGATCTCGACTCTAAGGTCACTCATATCACTTTCCCATATACCTGCTGTTAGATACTTAGCCATTATTCCTCCTTCTTTTTATATTTAGGGCAGTAGTCACTATGGAAGTGAGGATTAGGGTTTTTATAGGTCTTATCTGTGCCACACTCACAAGAACTACCCTGTGACTTACATGGAGGTATACTATGATCCTCCCCACAACTAATACATCTAGTACGTTGCCCATACCTATTGAAAATTACCATATTGGAGCCGCATTTTCGACACCCACTTTCAGGTAACGGAGGTGTAGGTCCCATATTATGACCACAAGTCCATATTAACATTCTCTTCTGCTAAGATATTATAGAAAATATCCTCAAGTTGAGATATAATCTCATAGCCTACTGAATACTCATCTCCCATAGAATCTTTTAATATAGGACAATTATCTATAAGGGCTTGGAAAATAGGGTCTGAATACCCATGTTTTCTAGCAGGTCTAAAGACCTTATTACCTACTTCATGCAAAGCACTAAAAAGCGAATCTGCTGCCAACATCCTTTGAAACTTCTGGTTTTCATCATAATCATCTAAATCAAATTCTAATATTGCTTTTGCCATAGTGATCTCCCAATGGTTGTTACTATTCTATTTACAAACTCTAATAATCGATTGTAGAGGAGAATCAAGGCACGCCCTATTAAATTCTTCTAAGAAATCAATAGCCCCCTCATAGTCACCCCACCCGTTCTCTGGGTTAAGTTTTTTATATTCTTCGGGATTTGTCCTCATATCATGCATCCCTCTCCCTAACACCTCTATAAACTCCTCTGGGTTTTTACCATCTGAATTATATAGCGCATCGTACACACCTGCTTTCTTCCACATAGGGATTAGGTTATGTGTAATATTGCGATCAAAATGTTCTTCCCTAGATGTACACATTTCACATCTATTCTCTAAGCTTAAGTCTAAACTCATTACTTACTCCCCTTGGTCGTTCGCTTTGCACTTCGTGCCTGAATACTATTAATTTTAGAAAAAAAGTCACCTTCACTAAATTTCCATTTCATAACATTACACCACCCACAGCATGATCTTACATTACTTAATGTATATCCTTTTGAGTTATCAATTCGATCAATACCTACTTGGTTAGTATCTCCACAATAAAAGCAAGATTTTGAAAACAAAAGGTAGCAATGCTCTCTAGTTAATTCAAAGTTTAACCCTCGTTTCTTTGCTTGGGTTTTATAACGTATAAAATAACCATTAGGACTTTTTCTATCTTCGTTAATTCGTTCACTATTTTTAGCATAATGATCTCTTTTTTGAGACTTAGTACACTCATGACATTGCTGCATATTATGTCTGTACTGAGATTTACTTCTATATAAATTACACTTTTTACATAGTCTCATTTACACCACCTATCTAAAATCATTCCCTCTGTAGTTATATTTACATCGGGTATTACTAAGGACATACAATCTTCCATAATCTTTTGAATTTTAGGAAGAGAAGTTTCACTATCTTCTTCTTTAATTTCTATAATTAGTTGATCATGAATTTCTGCTACTATTGTATAACCTTCCTTAGTAACCTCATACATAGCTAATTTAAAGCCGTCAGCAGATAAACCTTGGAAGCCAGTATTAAGGTATGCCGTATAAGTACAGTTAGCCCTTATTCGTCCAGTAAGTGTAGCATGATTATCATTATTTCCAGTCTTATAATATTCTACCATTTCTGGATATGTTTTTAGCCACATATCTTTTACCTTAATTGCCCTCTGTTCAGTTATATTAATTCCATAATTATTACAATATGTTACAAAGGTTATTGGTGACATATTAGCACCGAACCCAAAATTAGGTATTTTACTAAACTGTCTTTCTTCTTTAGTTATCTCTTCCTTTGGTTTTTCATATAAACTTTCTGCAGTATTATAATGAAGGCATTTACCCTCATTAATTAAATCACCCATTGTACTATACCTAAATAAATTTATATTTACTTGAGCTAGTGCTGCTAACTCCAGGGAAGAATAATCTATGTCTATTAACTTATAACCTGGCTTAGGTATAAACATCTCCCTAATTCCACCTTTTCTAGGTATCTGCTGTACATTTGGCTTAGAACAGGAAGTCCTACCTGTAGTCATTATAGAGGTATATCTAGGGTGTAGCCTATCTGTATCTACATCTCTAACAAATGTAGTAGTCTTTTCAAGTTCTATAAAGTCGAGATAATCATCAATAAAAGATATATTACGATAAGGTTCTAAATCATCTCCCTTAGAGGAAATACCTCCAGAATCTGTTCTAGGTAACTTATCAGCTAGACCTAATAGGTTTATTATTCTTTCATATCGCTCCTTTAAGCCCTTCTGCCCTCTAATCCATCCCCACATAGCCAATCTATCTTGCAGGACCGTAAGGGACTGATTAGCCTTGTCTAACCACTCATCTTTCATAGGTAGGTCAAACCCTATTCCATTCTTAAAAATATTTGATAGCGCCCACTCTCCTTTCACCTGTATATGGGCACTTAACAATCCCCATTTCCCCCAAGCAGTTCGGGTCGTCCCACTTACGCTTAGTCTTTGGATTAAAGAAGAGAGTATAAGATAAATACTGTGAGTAGCTACTGAATCTTTTGCCCCATAGATCAAGTGTTCTGTAGGGATTTCTCCAAGGTCTTTTCCCAGGTACTTTCCAAAGTCGCATTGTATGTCATCCTTTCCAGTAAGTTCCTCATTAAGATACTTCTGAGATAATAAGTTTAAGTTATATTTATGTGGAATAAATCCTATTTGAGCCAGATGTAGTAGCCTATAGAGAACACTAGTATCGTGAACCAAATTTCTATCATAAAGGTCATATACCCATTCAGATCCCAATTCTTTTTCAAGAACAGATATATCAAAAGGAGCATTATGAAATATAAAACTAGAGCCATAGTGTTTCCCAAAAAAGAGCCGTAGTTTATTCTTTTCTACGTAATATACAGTATCTCTACCGTCATATACTTGAGTAGTTACTAGATCAGGAGTCATGTGAAAAGGGACCATTGTGGTCTCGGTATCACAGGCAATAACCTTACCTAATTTCTCACCATTCCATATTCGAATTTGGAAATTAGATTTATTAAAATCGAAATTTAAATTTTCTAGCATTGTCTAAATCCTCTCTAGTAATTTTATCCAAACTGCCTAAAGCTAAACTTATTATCTTAGATAACCAGTAGTCTGTACCTTTTACGCCCACTCTACCCGACATATACCCGTAGTATATTGGTAATTGTCTCCAAAAGAACTCAGCATCTATCCTGGTAGAATAGGTAGACTCCTTCTCTAACCTAGAAGGTTCTAACTCCCTTAACCTATCTATCATGTCATCTACAATCATCTAACGCCCTCCGTTTGTAAAATGAGCAGTTTATTTATCAGTCTTACTCAGGACGTTTCTTACATGGTAAGTTTAAGGCTAGAAGTTACCAAACCAGGCATCCGCCTCCCACCATACGTTTATAGCCTGTACCCTCTGGGCTAACTCCTTAAGGGAGCCACTCTAGCTTTCTAGGATAAGCCACATCCAGCTATTTTCGACAGAAGCTAGTTATACTACAATAGAAGCCAGTCAACCTCACCACTTAAGATTTTACCCAGGTAGGTGACACCTTTTGCAACTAACTCCGAATTATCAGTTCCGGTGTTACACTAATAACGCAATGTGTTATCTTCTTTTAAAACTTGCAATCTTGTTGGAGTCCTTATAACCGTTATTCCCTGCCTGAATTCTTACTCCAGCCATAAAAGGAATTTCTAGATATTGATCAATCTGTGTAAGATCGTGACCAATTGCCTCTAGTCCGTCATCAACCCCTACAGCTTTAAGGTATTTATCAATACGCTCATTAGTAATTTCACTTACTTTAGGATTAGAATGTTCTAGAAGAAAGTTTTCAAAGATCAATCTGTCTTTGCTGTCTCCACTAACTACCTGATATCCAACAGATAACATCTTGTTACCTGCTTTAGATGTCTTTTCAGTTACCCTATTCATCCTTACTAAATAATCACCTTCACTTAATGGCTCAAATGGGTTTTTTGCGTCACTCATACTTCACTCCCTTTATCGTTTGAGTTATCGCAAATTGCGATCTCATCAGACTGCTGTAGAGCTACACCTAACGGCTGCTCTGATTCGTTAACCTTAATGCGTTCTTGCATTTCGGCTTGCTCTTTTACAAATCCGTCCTGGATTTTCTTAATATCATCCTTGTTTGGAATTACATTAAAATTAGCCTCATGGGAGGGATTAACATACTTCCTCTTTAAATACTGATACGTCTTCCGTGATGCATCAACACACTCTTTTGTAAAGGAATCCACAACCCTATCCACGACGTTGGTTTTATTTGTCTCTGGATTATATTGGTATACCTTTTTCATACTTGAAAATACTATATCCTGATACTCCCTCGCTGTGCTTGGGGTAAACGTAGATACTTTTCTCAATTCTCTAGCTATTTTACCATTCATTGTTTTACACCTTTTTGACCCTTTAAATTAACCACTTCCTCATTTAACTTTAAAATTAAAGCAAGAGACCTATCTGCAATCTTAGCTAAATTCAATATCTGCTGAGCCATTTTTTCAATAGTCTCCGCCTGTTTATTTTCTAGTTCTCTTCTTGTTGGCATTACTTATCTCCCTTGTTCTATATTATTCTTATTTTCAAAATCTGCGAACTCTTTCTGTAATCCTTTGTCTACTAAAAAAGCATGTAAGACGGACAGGTTATCCTCTAGTGCACGAACTTTTCCTATAGCATCATTGGTATAATAGGAATACATAGCATCTACTTCCTTACTTTCTTGTTCCATTGAATATTTTTCAGTCATTAACATATCTTTTATGTTCCCCATTGTCAAGCTCCTTTTAGCAGTAGTTAATCTAAGTTGTCTGCCCTATAATCATTTAACACCTTAATAGCCTTCTCAGCCTTTTCTAAACATTTTAGCATCGTATACCCTGCTCCCATATCCATACTAATTACTCTAGAGAATATTAGTAAAGCTAGTTCTTTAACTTCTCTCTCAGAAGTCGATTGAGTTAAGTTCTTCGATTTCGTTTTTGTAGTAGAATCCTGTTTCTCTTGCATCTTTCAACCTCCTGATGGCTTCTTTATATTTCTTTCTCCCTACTTCTAACATTTGGTCACTGGCTCTATAAATCCTACAAGCCCCGTCCTTCTTGCTAAGAAAATTATAGTAAAACTCGTGTGGCTTTCCTGTAGCTATTTCAGCAGCGTCGCAGTATAGAGCAGCACTGACATCATATCCCCAAGAGGCACATATCTTCTCTACCTGGGCTTTGGTTGATATATACTCTGCCGTAGTTTTAACATCATTAATAGAACCGTAGTCTTCAAACTCTTTACGGTAATCAAATCTTACCTTAACCTTAACCCCTTCAATTTCTACACAGAGAGTCTCTTCTGCTTCTCCTCCAGAAAAGAAGGATGATACTGGAACGTCTATCTCATATCCATGCTTACCAATAATCACACTAGATTCTTTATAACTTTTCATTAGCTTATCTGATAAATTCTTCTGCGAAGATGTGATGATACACTTCGATGCATTCGCATCTCGAAACTTCTCCCAGTCCTTACCTCTTCTAGAGTATCCTGTAAATACAGCAAAATCAGTATGCTCTAGGTGAGGCTCCAGTATTAGACAATGTAGATAACTACCGAAATCTAAAGCACTTTGATTAGGCATCTTGTTCTCTTCATTAAGAACATATATCCTATGAAATTCTCTAGGATTTTTATATAACATCTTTAAACCACTTGAAGAAATATATTCTCTATCGTCGTGATATTCCGAGTTACCTATATCTTTATTGAATCCTAAGACTAACGTCTTATTCACACTCTCATTACTCATAACTTCCCTCCAAGGGTTTCTCCTGTACTGTAATACTTCTCTATCGCTTCTTGAAATTCTCTTAGCCTACATAAATCATTATGGTTATATTGTTGCTCGCGGAACAATAAATAACAGGATTCTTTTAAGAGTCCCATCAGTTTCTCGTTTTGAATTTTATAGTCATGGTTTGTATTTGCAAGGTTTCGGTTAATTTCTTTATTTACCTCGTTTTCTTTTCTACGTTTTACATAGTCATCATTAAGCGCATTGTGTACCCTATCCTTTGTGTTGAATGCGGTGGATAGTATTTTATTTAGCTTTTTAACCCTCTTGATTTCTTGCTCCATTTCTTCAACTTGGTCTAGTAGTTTACAAAACTCAGCACTGACAATACCTTGCCTTTCGATGAACTCGTCTAATCTTTTTGATACATTCATTTCTCATTCCTATCTAAAGTCTTCCTTTCCTGGATCAAGTCTCTATCTTCAGCCTCATTTTCACTAAAGGCAATCTTGTATCTGGCTTCTAATTTCTTAATATTAGTCTCCATAATAGAGGAGAAATCAATATCCAACGTATTAGCTATCAAAGCCATATACCAAAAAATATCTCCCATCTCTTCTTTTAAATTTGCAACATCTAAGACTTTACCATAAAAGACATGCTTCTTCAACCCATCAGCAAATTCTCCCGCTTCCGTCGTTAACCCTAAGGCACCATGTAATAATCTTATGGTCTTTAGGTCTTGTAAGCGATTTTGCATAGGAGCATAATCATTTGATTCTGTTCTTAAAGCTTTATTTATGTATTGATTATCCATTCACTCCTCCTAAGTCAGTTAATTTATCTAACACAACATTCCTATACTTGTATGTTTTTAATAATCTATTAAAATGCACCCTCTTCAGAGGAGAGTCCCATCCTTTTACGAAAATATACCCATTAACATGAGGTCTTTTTTCATAGAAAAATTTAGCAATAAGACCTTTTTTTAGACCTAACTCCTTCTCTGCATCTACAGCCATGTAGTGTGCTCCTACCTTCTCTAAATTACTTGCTCTATATACTGTAATACTATGTTTCTTAGAGGTCCTTCTAGGCTTAGCTACGTAGTTATACAGTGGTAGCTTCTTACAGCTTTCTCTAGTAGCTACTGCGTAGTGTCCACAGTGAACACAGATATTGTCCTCTTTAGTCTCTGTTACTTCAGCATATCCTTTTCTACAATTACAGTAATAATAATTATCCATACTTCACCTCCTTAGATAGACCTGTATACAGTCATGTTTCTACCATTAATGTTCTGTACATCTACCACAATATATTCCCCATCAATTAAATCAGTAATAAGATCCTCTCTCTGTCTCTTATTCATGCCAGAAAGAAAGCGTGTTACCTTACTTTTAGTAGCGACCTCCCTCTCTCTTATGAACTTAAGTAACTTACTTCTTAACTGCCCATTTTGACTATCATGTATATAATTCTTTAGGATAGACTTCATATTCTCATAATAATAAAGAATAGTCTTATATCCAAACTCAACATCTATAACATCGACCCTAGGAGCTGACATATCACATCTGGATGCAGCATGTATTAGGGTTATTTTAACCATTTGTTGATATAAACGAGCAACAATAGGCAAAAGGGGATTAGTGTGATCACTAGTTGTTCGTATTCTGTCAAAAAAAGTGAAGTATTCATCTAATTTCTCCTCGGCTTTAGAGGTCGCGTTTACCTCTTCCACTAGTTGGGGTATCCCTGCAACTATGATGTCATTATTTTCTTCAGGCTGATATGTATGTAAAAACCGCAATTTGTTTAAAGTTCTGTTATCCAAGTGAGTAAACTTCTGCACTCTTTTAGCAGGCTGGTCATAGTCTCCTTCAAATATCAACATTCTTCCGAGAAGTCCTTTTTCAAGTGCTCTTCTAGAAATTCCTTCCATGAATCCGGTTGGTGTTGTGGATCCAAGTATGTTGACGTTAGGACGATAGCATCTTCCTTTGACTCCATCTGCCACTGCCCTTCCAAGGAAGATCGTATTTGAGCTTGTATACAGTTCCGCAAGCACATCCGCCATTTTAGAGTTATATTCCGCTTTACCACTTGTAATACTCCTTAAAATGCCGCCGATTTCATCCATGATATCTATTCTCACTGGCTTTTGTTCTAAGCCGTCCATAAGAGCGGCGTCACTCACATAGTCCCCTGCACCTAATAACGAATCTGCATTTATATCAATTAAGTACTCTTTAAGTTTCTGTTGAGGGGCATCCTTGCCCGACCCTGACGGTGCTATATTGATAACATACAGGTTGGAACTCATTCCCTTAAAAGTAAACTTACGTGAAATTAAAGTACTCATTAAAATTAAACTTGCACTAAAAGCAAAAGCAGGCTGTTTAATAAAACTATTATCAAGTATGTTTTGTTGAACGGTTTGCATTACACCTTGAGCAGAAGGCAACTCTGTCTTCTTTAACTTTTTTGAGCTTACCTCCTTTTGTGACTTTCCCTGAGCCACTATCTCCTTATGTTCATGGTTAATAGCAGACGCTGTAACAGGCGTCTCATACTCCTCTTTAGATCGAAATCTCTTACTATTCACACTACTTAAGTGATTAGAATAAAACATTAAAGCATTTGTAAAGGGCTCAGTATGTTGCATTTCTTCAGGATCACTAAAGAGAGGTATATCATTATTCTTTATGTCTTCTTGTACGAGGATTTTCGTACACTCATCTACACTTTTACCTTCCTGGATCAACTTACCACAAAGCGAGGAAAGAGAGTCATTCCTACCAGAGAATAACTTTCCTCTAGATACTCCTACTAATTCAGGTATGTGGAGCCTTAATTTGCTCTCTAAGTGCGAAATTAGCATAGGTGGTAGGATAGGCAGCTCTGAAGCGTTTATATCTGTTAGAACCTTTTCTGAGGTCCACACATACTTCATACCATTGGGGTGTACACTAGGTGGAAGAGTAGTCTTCTTGTTTGAGCTTAGTATCTCCAATACTACTTCACCGTTATATTTCAGCATTTGAGTAGTTTCACCTGTAAACTTATAAAAGCGAGTAAACCCTTTAGCACCTTTCTTCTCAACTGGACTAGGAGGTAGGAGAGGTTCTATAATAGCCATTACTTTAGGATCAATTGTATCAACATCTAAAGCAATAACTCCACTAGATTCCCCTAAACATAATGCTATGTTAGACTCATTAAAGCTATTATTCCAGCTGGTTACCTCTTCTTTTGAAGGGTGTTCATAGCTATACTTTGACCATGCCTTTATAGCAGGTTGTTTTGATTTATATTTATCTGGAATAACTGATAAGCCATTCTCTAAATACTTACTTGACTCAATCTTATAATTATGCATTAAACCCTCCTATTATCCATACTAATAATAATAATATTATCGCAACTTGCCTAAAAAATAATCTGCCCATAACTTACCTCACCTATCCATAAAAGTATATTTTATAATTTTATTATATTTTTTTATTATTTACTTTACAACCTTTAAATCTTATGTATAATAAGACCTCAAGTCACTCCAAATCAACTAATTAATCCTCTTCAAACTTATGTGCCTTTAGGCACTTTAATCCTAAAGAGATACTCTGGTCATGTTCTCTTAATAGCGAATTTAATTTCGCCCTCACCTAAGGAGTTCTTTTTATGGACATCGAGTTCACCATATGTGCACCTCCTTTTTCTGTAAATAATGCGTACTATAAGAATAGGCAACGTAATACAAAGTGCAGAGCCTGGGGAGATAATATCCTGGACCAGCTGATCAAACATGAAAAGATGTTCTCTAAGCTCCATAAGTATGTCTCTAATCATCTTAATACTCACTCCCTTACTGTTGACCTTTCTTTTTATATGCCTTATTCTAAGCTTTATACTAAATCGGGTAAAATATCTCGTAACTCAATGGACCTCAGCAACGTCGAAAAACTTTTCCTAGATTTAATCTTCGATAAGAGGTATAATGACCGAGGTCATGTTAACTTAAATCTTGATGATGCCTTAATTACGACTCTCCTCTCGAAGAAGCGAGTATCACAAAATGATCAATATCACATCAAAGTGAAAATCCAAACAGTTCCTAATAATAAGTTAACATGACCTTTATAGCTTCCCTGCCTTAACCATATCTAATAAGTCCTTCTCATTGTAATCTAGTTGGTTGACTATAGCCTTTAGTGTAGTACGGGTAAGTCTCACCCCATCCTTAGACACCACTTCAAGAGCCATGCCACTCTTTATAAAGTCAGCTAATTCTCTTAGGTTGAAATAACCGTCCCCTCTCTTATAGTATTTTCTATTGGTATATTTAATTACGTTTATAGTTGAATTACTCACCTTGACACTCCATGTTAAAATCTAATGACACAAGATAATTGCCACTAGACATTATATCATTTACATCTATACCTTCCTGGCACAGTATATTACCTATCTCTATAACCCTTTTCCGTATTACCTTACGATATGGAGATTCTTTAAAATAAGTACTTCCCTCTGCAGCATTACAGTAACTTAGTTTACTTAATAATGATTTAAAAGAATTTATTTGTTCCCTCGTCGTTCCGACGTTTGGACTATAGTTATCGTTTACATTCATATATTACTCCTTTGTGTACTTATATCTATTAATATTTCGGTAAGCTCTTATACCAGGATAAAACGTAATAACTACTGATTTTTTTCTAAGGTATTTTACAAAAAAACATGTGCTAAACCTTCTTAAATCCGGTATAAGAAGCACACATTCTATATCAGGGGAGCTCTTAAATCTTTTAATTAACTTTTTTCCCGGTCTTTTATAAGTATGTATAGCAATCTTTTTAACCAATGGTCTAGATTCCTGCTGCCCTTGCTCCATTACAGTGTACTTACACCCATCTAACATAGGTTTGACTTTGTTGAAGTCACTAAACCCTATACATATTATCCTCATTGATAAATAGCGAGACATATCTCTTTAGCCTCTAAAGGTTTAACATCTACTTTAATTAAGTGATTAACACATGCCATAATCTTATCAGATTTCCTCTTAAAGAATTCTTTAGCTGGTTTTGTCTTAACCTTTCGTTCCACTATTCTAGTAGTAGTGCCACAACTACTTATAAGCAACATCAATAGTAATCCTCTTAAAGCGCGTTGTAGTGATCTGAGTCTGCTGAGTATGCTGAGCGTGCTGCTGAGTCTGCTGAGTATGCTGCTGAGTATGCTGCTGAGTGTGCTGAGTATGCTGCTGAGCGTGCTGCCACTAACTGTTCTTTTGTTATATCTCCTTTAATGAAAGCCTCTTTAGCTTCAATAGCCTCTCTAGGTCTTCTATCCTTTGGATATTGAGATTCAAATAAATGTAGAGAGGATTTAGCAAACTTGACACTTAATGTATGTAGGGTTTTTTCAGGTATAAATTCCTCCCGAAGAACAAGATCAATAGTATCCTCCGATAAAACCTCTTTCACACCTCCTAAATATTTTAAAGTATTACTCCCAAACAATTTAAGACACTCAGTAGTATATCTCTTAAGAATACCTATAGTTAATCCTTTATTAAGATCCTTTATGGAATATGTATCTTCAAGGTCCAAAGAAAGAGATTGGCAGAAATCTTCGATCCCAAATTCACAGAAACCTAGATTGCTGGCTTGACTAAAATTTATAGTAGCATAAGGATAAATTCTAAAGTCTAGTTTCTTTTTAATTTCTTCTCGAGCTAATTCTATAGCCTTTTTTTCACCTAAAGAATTAAACTCCTCTAAAGAGAGGTGATATTCCCCCTCATCGTTCTTTAATAAATAATGATCTTCTTTTTTAGTAATTTTCATTACCCCTCCCCGAAAAGTTCTTTAATCGCTTTTTCGATGTCTCCATGGTTCTCTAGTAGCCGCTTCATTGTACCCCGAACTACCGACTCCGTGACCTCTATTTTTGGTTCAGGCATTTCTATAATTAGTTTTGCTTTTATACTGTTCCTCCACATCTGTTCCGAATATGGACCCTTTATATTAAAGTTACCTCCCTTAACAGTATCTCCATCATACCCTATCCAAACATCAATTTCTTTTTTCATTTTATACTCTCCTTTAATATTTCCCACGCACTTCAGTGCTCCTCCATAGAGATAACCTTATACCCCATTGCATCAAGTCTAGCTACTAGGACTGAGATTGCCAACGTATCTTTCTTCTCAATAGCAGACTCTAGCCTCTCTTGCATTAATCTAAAACTATTCAAAGTCTCTTCGTCTTTAAAATTACACTCGCTGGTGTTAATTGTTACCATGTTTAACATATTATTCTCCTTAAAGTTACTTAGTATGACCCTGACCTTGACCATGACTCTGACCGTGACCTTGACCATGACCATGACTCTGAATCTGACCCTGACCATGACCATGACCTTGACCTTGACCCTGACCTTGACCGTGACCTATAATAATTTTGTTTCCTACCTCTAATCATCCGATACCTCTATTAAGAATTCTTCTTACCTAATATACCGAATGATTCGATAGTACCTTTCTGGATAAAAAACTCATCGCACTCTAAACTTTGAGCGTCTTTAAATCCCTTATCTGAGAACTTGCCTGTCTCATATACAATCTTAGGATCTTTTAATAGAATGTTTTCATCATTAACGCCTACCAGCTTACCATGATAGATATAATTTAATGAGAATATCTCATTTGTTTCAATTACATTTACTAGTTTCTTCATATTATATTCTCCTCTTAGTAAGGCTTAAGTGCCTTTTGTTTACTTAGTTTGACCATGACCTTGACCATGACCATGACCTTGACCATGACTCTGACCCTGACCTTGACCCTGACTCTGACCATGGCGCTGACCCTGACCATGACCCTGACACTGACCATGACCTTGACCTTGACCGTGACTCTGATCCTGACCTTGACCCTGACCTATAATAATTTTGTTTCCTACCTCTAATCATTAAGTACACTCCTGTCGAGAGCCTTACCTAATTCTTCCCTAGTAGCCATGCGAGTAACCTTGTTATTGTGATCATTAAACTTATTATTCTGCTCTTCCCATTTCTTTTT